GATACTCGCCGATCTGTTTGCGGGAACCAAGATTGAATTCTGTTTCAAGGTGCCTATCAACGAACCCAGCCACACACGCAATCTTGAACTCCTCGTCTGTCATTCTGACGCGGTTCCCCGATGCTGTGTCAGCCATTCGGGCGGGGACTCCCGACTTGGTTTCTCTGGCATACAGCCTGATGGTTTCAACTTTAGGTTTGAACTGCTGGTGAACCTCATCAACAACCTCAACTAGTCTTTTATTTAATGTAGAAAGAAGTGCAGAGGCGTGGTCGGTATCAAACATAAAACCATTGATGCGCTGCTCGTCTAGCAGACGGTAGCATTGATGCTCCAGCTTGATGCTGTCCCCGGAAAAACCTTGGGCTTCTTTGCGCAGTTGCAAATAGACCCTAGCATTGAGTTGCACATCGCGCTCACAGTACTCAAGCATCTCACTTGAAAACTTGCTGAAGTCATTGAACTCAATCTTGTTATAGCCAAGCTTGTAACCCCAAGACTCAAGACCGTGACCGCCGTCACGAGTAGGATTGAAAAGCCTAGATAAGACAAGTGTGTCAACAATCTTTTTATCGTACAGGTTGACACCTGTCAGTCTCTTGACTGTTGGTATATCAAATCCAAGGATGTTGTGCCCGATAAGTTTATCGGCCTGACTAACAAACTCTATGCCTTCATCTATTTCTTTAGGCCCAAAGCTGTGCAGCATCTCGGCATCAATGTCATAAGCAACAACGCACCAGATGGTATTACAATTTGTTAGGCCGTTTGTTTCTATGTCAAAGACTAAGTTCACAGTAAATCCCCTACCTCTTCATCAAACTCATCATCAAACACTTCGTTGAGTCTGCCTGTTTCATTATTATAATGCAAGTTTGTAGCCTTACCTACATCCCCGGTGTATCTGGATTTAAGTACACGCATTGTAGTGGTGTTAGCTTCCTCGGGATCATCAGACTGTTGGTTGCGCTCAAGAGCGATAACACAATCGCTTAACTGGGCTATGCTTTGACTGCCCCGCAAGTGGCTAAGGCTAACAGTAATACCATTCTCATGGCCCCTGTTCCCTTCTGTGCGCCTCAAATGTGACACCAATATCATTCCTGCCCCTGTCTCCTCCACTATTGAACGGAGCCTGTGCATGATGCTATCAATGATCCTACGTTCATCACCTTCGGTGTAGGCCGACACAAGCATATGCAAGTGGTCAAGCACAACCCACTTACAATCACAGCCAATAATCATAAACCTGATCTTACTGTATATCTCTTCAATATCTTGAACACCAAGATGCGAGTACACCCAGACCCTGCCATCGTTTTCATCGCCGTTTATCTTTTTCCAGATGGCAGAGAGATAATCGTAGTCATACTTTTCCCTGATGTGGTCAATGTATATCCTGTCATTAGCTTCAATAGACATGATGCCATCAAGAGTCCTGTTCTGATTTTCCTCAAGAGCAATGATGCCCAGATTATCTTTGGTTGTAGTAAGCAGCCAGTGTTCCAGTTCTCGTACAACACTAGACTTACCAAGGCCTGTGCCTCCAGTAACAGTCAGCAACTCGCCCTGCCTGATGCCGTACAGCTTCTTGTTGAGACCTTCCCAAGGGAATGGTATAGAGTCTTTCTTTTCCCTGTTCATCCAGCTGTCAAAGCAATCGCTGGCCCTGACAACTCCGCTTGGAGTGTAAAGCTTTGCGCCCCACCAAGCTTCCATGTACTTCTGACGCATGCCTTTCTTCAGCATGTCATTAGCATCTTTGAATTCTTCAGGCATCGTGAGTATCTTAGCTTTGCCCGGACTCAATAACCTAGCCACCTTGCGGGCAGCTTCCCGTCCCGGCTGGTCGTTATCAAAGTTGATAACTACTTCCTGATATTTTTCTAGGAACTCAAGTGAGTTCTTCACATCACGTTCTGCACCTGCTGCACCATTCTTCAGGGAAACTACAGGCCACTTTGAACCTTGCATTTCATAGGATGCCATTGCATCGCACTCGCCTTCAGTTATGGTGATACGCTTTGCAGCACCTTCAGAAAACAGGTTCTGCCCGAACAGACCAGTACCTATTGATGTGCCCTTCCAAGAAAAAATCTTGTTAGGTTCACGCACCTTGTAACCTGCTACCTCATTGGCAACATAGTACGGGTACATATGCCTACAGATTTTTCCATTAATATTTTTTAAGGATTTAACGCCAAAGAACTTGGCTGTTTCTAATGATATTCCCCTGTCCGTAAGGGGGTTAAACTCCCCCGAACTGGTATCAATAATATCGGGTAGACTTTGAGTAATGTTTATTGATTTTTGTTGAGCCATAAATACCTCACCCTCAGTGGCTTTTTCATAATCTTTTATATAACTGTTACAACTAAAGCAATAGGCAGAACCATCCTCGTTTAAAGATGCGGGGTCTGACCCCTTGCAATTAGGACAATAGATGTGTGTTTTAATGAATGACATTTATAAGTATCCTCAGAAAAAAAAGGGAGGGCTTTTTACGGCCCTCCCTAAAGTTCACCTGAAAGGAGTAAACAGGTGAAGGTGAGGGGAACTCATTCTTCCTGAACTAGAGCCTCGTCAGTCAAAGCAGCTTGGATTTTACGATTAAGTTCGGCAGCGCAACACTTAAGTACATAAGCTTTCTTACCCAGTAAGATAAGTTCGTTCTGTACCTCTGAAAGAGTAAGGAAGTCTTCCTTGACTTCCTCGCCCATAGTGGAGATATCGTACCTTCTGCCGTCTACTTCGTAGATCACAACTCATCCTCAAAAGGATCAGCTGACTCTGTTTCAACTTCAAACTCATCACCGGGCTGGTTAGCATAGCTGACCAGATCAATGACCTGCATAGCCATGAAGTCTAGTCCTTGGTAGTCAACACCCTTACGGTTTGAGTGCCACTCCTTGTACTGAACTTTAACCTTGGAGCCATTACCAACCAGACAATTGATCTCGCGCTTGGCAGCATCAAACAGTTTAGGTGCTGGGCGTATCATTCCGTTGGGGCCATTTACATCACGCTTGATAACAAGTGCTGGGCCTTCATCCATCTGCTTGATGTTAAAACCACGGGCTTCAAAATCTTTAGCAGTCTTCTCGTCAACAACCAAGTTGACAGAGTAGCGGGGTTCGTAGGTTGTGTTGGGCTGAGTTACGCTTGCCCAGTAAGCGGTTCCAGATACAACTGGCATATTACACCTCTTGTGCATTGTTGATTGAAATTGGATCGTAATTCCTTTCTTGTGGCATGTCAAGAAAAAAGTTACGACTTTACTATTATTCTATCCGCAAGCTTCTGACTTGCATGCCAGCTAACAACAGCCAGCAGTGCAAACTCAATTGTGGATGGAATAAATCCTGTCTTGCTTTCAAAGTCTTTTAGTTCTATAATCTCTATAAAGACCAATAAAGCACCTATTAAACTTATTATATAACAACTTAAAGAAAGTACTACAAGTAACCTGTGGTAGTTGTCGTAAGAAGAATTATAAGTATCTTTTATATCTTTTAAACATTTAATTATTTCATGTTGTATATTATTAAACATAATTATATCCTAATGAAACTATTAATATCTATATGGAGTACTGGCTCAACATCTTGCCAATCATTTCTGTCTGTTCTACCACCTTGGGATATGCAAAAGTCACTAATTGTATCCAATCTTATGTATCCTGATTGGTCTAACCATCTAACACAGAGGTTAGTTGGTTTGCTAAGAGACCGTGAAAACTCCTTAGCTTTCAAATATTTACTTAAACTTATTATATATGTAGGGTACTGCTCCTTCCTGCATGTTCTGTTTTTTAGTTCAGCAAACCCGATTAAAGTGTCACCTCGGTAGCAACAGTAATCTATTCCGTATTGCACTGGCATCTTTGTTAACTCACAATCCCAAACGGTTTGGATCATGTCAGCAAAACTTTGCTCTTCCTTTAAACTATGCGTTGTCTCATACTTTTGTCTAGGCATATTGTTCTCCAAACCACATTGGCTGGGCTGTATAGTTCCACTTAGCCATGTAAGCTTTTTCTTTATTGTAATAATTTCTATAAGACTCTACATGACTAACGCCATGTAGTTTGCATTCATCCGGCATAGCCAATGTCGGCTCAGTAAACTCCCCGGTTGGGATATTTACTGGAAGGTCTTCCAAGTATACTGAAAGGAATGCCGACTTGTGCATCTTGTTGTATCTAAAACTATATTCAAATAGAAGATGCATCCACATTTTATAAAGCCATTTATAATTAGCAGAACTTTGTCTAACCCAGACAGCACTTGGATGATTAACGTGTGTAGCCTTGTACAATACATCTTGCCTATCGTCAGGCAGTTCTTTGTTTTCATTACCATCAAGTACACGATGAGCCGTGGATAACAGCTGGGCATATTCTAAAATCATTTTAACACAGTGCTTGTCGCAGTGGTTCTCCGCACAGATTCTTGGATGACTATCCAAATAAAATATGTTCATTATATTTTCTCCTTTGATTTAAAATAATCTTACCTTCATCTGATACTAGCTGATACGGGTCAACCTCTATTCCTACTCTAGGTAAATCAAGTCTGTCACCGTCCCAACAAGCAGCAACAGTAGGATTCTTGGCTTCTTTAGACCAAGGTTTACCAGAAGTATGATCCTTCACGGCTATACACAATATTCCAAAATCAGAATCATTAAGATCAATTAAATCTCTGTGTAGCTTTGCAAACTCAGCACCCCTAGCACCATGTTCAGGATCATCATCTTCGTTTTCTCTCATACAATCATGTAATACTGCAAAGTACTGGATGATGCTACGGTTTGCTCCATTTAATCTGGCAATCTCAAGTCCATTTGTTTTTACCCTATTCCAATGATTAATACCATGAAACTCAGAATGATACATAAATGATTGTTCTTTAATAATATTTAAAAGTTTATTCATGCTGTTACTTACCTCCTTTAAAAATGCCATCCTTGGCAATGACAACAATTGTTATGCTGCAAGTTTAGTTACTACACGCTGAACTACTGATTCACGCTTACGCTGTAAGTTACTAATATCAGTACTCTGTCTTGCAGCTGGAGCATGGGTTGACCAATCAGTGAAAGTATTATACAAAGTCCACTGATTCTTACCAAGTTTTCTAGAGTACTTTTCCCAAGCATCTAAAAGATATACATAATCTTTATTGGCTTTGCCTGTTTCCATTAACTTGGTTTCAAACTCATTAAAATCAGAACCTAAATTCAGCGCATGGAAGATCGCTATCTTAGCTTCATGTGTAGAAATAAATGTATTTCTAAGCTTTGACCACATATCATTTTGCTGGGCGAACACTTCCAAAGCACCGCCAACAACCCTAGCTGCGTGATTTATATTAAGATTCTTGGAATGTTTAGCCGTGTAAATAGTCGCTGCATTTTTAGTCCAGACCTGACCATTCATACAAGCATTTTGCCTAGCACCTCCCGACAGTAAGAAACTAAACGTACCATCGTAGCTGTTAGTACCAAGGAAAGTTAGAACAGCAGTATCACCATCCGGGGTAGTTAAACTATGAGCCGGGAGAGTGTGAT